CACTTTACTTTCTTGGACATCTGAAAGGCTTAATAAATAGGTGCTAATCTTCTCTCGACTTGATCTATTTAGTAATTCAATTTTTGCTATTCTTTTTTTAGAATTTTCGTAATTTGAGTTTATTTTGCCTTTAATGTCTTCTATGCTTAAGTCATATTTATTTTCGAAACTCTTTAATATTTCGTCCACATCTTTATTTATGTTGGCTTTTTTCGCTTCTTCATTAGTCATGCATTTTTCATTAACCGAAACGCAGTCTTTATTGCTATTACAAAATATTTGGTTGGTTTCTATGACAAAATTGTTTTCAAACTTTGGCTCTAATGTCCATGTATTATTTACTCTTATATATATGTAATTTTTGTTGCTGGTTTTATCGGTTAATAGTGCATAATCTCCGTCAATTACTTCGCGTTTTTCATCAACAATTGCTGCTGCCTCTCTATATGCTTTTTGTTTTGTTAAGCTCAATTGCCCCATAAGTTTATTTGCTATAAAGTCAACAAACTGTTTGCGATCCATATTTGCGCGTTCTGTTTTATAATCGTTTATTATGCTGTAAAATGTATTGTCGTAAATAGCGTCAAAATATGTTAATTTATTATTGTCGTTTTCTAGTGATTGTAAAGAGTTATATTTTTTTGACAATATATAACTGTCGCATGTAGATTGTAGCTCGTCTAAGTCCTTTTTTAATATATCTTTGGATGATAAATTATCTACTGATGATAGATTACGCGGATCATCTGGACTAAGATTTTGATTTTGATTTAGATTTTGTTTCTGGTTTTTGCGCTCTTCTTGCTCTTCTTTCTCTCGTGAGTGAGCCTTTATAAAGTTTTCTAGCAAGTTTCCCACCACTAAATCCATTATATTTTTATTTATACATTGCATAAAGAATTCCGCATTGTCTATTTTCACAATAGCGCTATACAATTCTTCGTTACTATTAAATAGGTCTTCGCTAATTTTATAAAAATTAAATAATTCGGCCTTTAAGTCCTTTGTCAATATATTAAAAGAAAATTGTAGATTATTGTATTTGCTGTTATTTAAAGGGTTGTTGTATATATTGCTATTAAGATCGGCTATAGTTTTCAAGAATTCCACAAATCTTGTTTCGTTGGCTTTATAGTTTTTTTTATAATAGTCAATATTTGCATCCACTAATTTGCCTATTTTTTTATAGTCATTAACATGTAGGTTATATATATCTATGTTTAGCGGCTGAAGATCATATACAAAATTCTGTAAATTGTAGCGCCGATGGTCGAGAGATTGGACGCTATAAAGTTTCACATATTCATCAATAAATGCGCTGGCCGTCGGTACAAAGCTTTCCATTAAATAATTCATGCTTTCCAAATAAGGAAGGTCGCTTTCTTCTGAACTAAAATTATTTATTGTGGATAAAAGGGTATTATTATGAATATTAGTATGATTGTTAATATAGTCATCTTTTGCCTCGTTTTCCAAGACATATTTATTATATAATGTTTGCTTGTTTAATAGACTTTGAATGGCTATAAAGTGGTGGTCAAGATTGGCCCTATCGCATATATTTGTGTATGGACTGTGTAGTTTAGATAAATTGAAAAACGGTAGCGGTAATGTGATAAATCCTATTATTTTGACAAAGTCGTTGGGTACTATTTTGATTGGTTTGGTAAATTTCTTATTATTTGCATAATAAGTTTCTAACATATTATAGCCGTCATTATATACATCTGTTAAAAACCGACTTTTTGTAAGTTCGCCTTTTTTGACACTATAATTGTAAAAATCGTCTACAATAGAATTTACCATTTCTATTTGACCATTTACATTTATGTTTTCTTCGTTATAATTTATATTGTTGTCTAAAAGCTCCAAGAGAGATTTTATGTGTTCTTTGTAATTATTTATTTTCTCTTTTGAGCTGTTATTACTCCATTTCATTGCTACATCATTGAGTGTTTCAATAAACTCTCCAATATGTTGATAATTATAAGAATTTTTGTCTTCCATTTCGTCGATTTCGCTAACGTCGTTTATTAATAAGTTGCGCACATTTGAAACAACCGGCAATATATAATACAGCTTTCTGTTTAAATTGAATAGTTGTTCTTTTAAATATTTATAATGTTCTCCGCGCTCGTCTATAATTGAAGGATTGTTATTATCATCAAAGTTGGAGTAAATAGTCCGTAATTGCAAATAATAATTTATTTCGCTATGTATTTTATTTATTACTTCTGGGCTGCGTTGTTCAGGCAAAAATGCGTTTATCAATTTATCTAAATAGTCGTTGACTTGTTTATCTAAACTATAACGCTGTTCGTCTTCGGCTACATTTACTTCGTGTTCTATAGGGCCTAGATCAACCCCTAAATCAATAACATCTATAATAATGTCTTCGTATTCTTTTACGCTGTCATATACTTTTAAGTCATAGTTTAGTTCTTGGTCGTCGTTGTCTAACAATGTTTTGTTTAATGCGTCGGTCGAACTTAATCCTTCATCGCGCGACTGTGACGCTACTAATTTAGTTTCATCCACTTTTTCGCGTATTATAATTTTTTCAATATTCAAATGCTCAGGAATGCCTGAATATGCAAAATCTATATATAATACTTCGTTTTCTGGTAATGTTGTTACTTCTATCATGTCGTTTTCAATATTAGTTATTAATCCATTCAATACTTTTGGAAGTGGTTCTCCGAAATAAATGGAAATGTGTTTTTTTATTTCTAAATTGTTTTGAACAATAAAGCTCGGACTTTTATGCCTACTTAATAAGAGTATATTACTTATAGACTCCTCTTCTAATTTACCGTTTAGTCCTATTGTTAAAGTTATTATTTTAGCAGCATCAATTAACACTATTTTTTCCTTATTAATAAACTTTATAAAGTAAATTTTATCATGTAATGAGCTATTTGATGGGGCGTCTAGCTGTATAATGTCGCCAAGTTGCAAGCTAATATTATATACTATAGGTTTCGGGGTTTCTTCTGCTAATTCTCTGGGATCATTTATTACTTGTTGAATTGTTGGTTTAGGGGCTATTGCTGTTGCAGTTGTTGGTTTAGGTGTTGCTGTTGTTGGTTTAGGAACTATTACTTTGGGTGTTATTGTTGGGTTAGGTTGTGTTGTTGTTGTTGTTATTGTTGGTTTAGGTGTTGTTGCTGTTGCTGTTGCTGTTGCTGTTGCTGTTATTGTTGGTTTAGGATCTATTACTTTGGGTATTATTGTTGTTGTAGGTAGTATTACTTTGCTCATATAATCTTATATTTATAATAGAAATTAATATAATTCTAATATTATTTCAAGTTAATAATATTAAAAAGAGAGATTGAACCTTATAAAAAAATTAGTTATTGCAAAATGGTTTAAAGATAAACAAACAAATAATAATATTATTATATAACCGTTATATGGTAAGTATTAATAATTCAATTAATCTTAATGTTACAAATGCTCTAAAGAATGAACACAATTATTTTACTATTAAAAAATATACATTTAACAACAATGAATATAAAATTATTAAATATTCTAAAGAAGTAATTAATTCGATTGTGAAGACCGATTTTGCGGCCTATTGGAATATATCCAAGTTTCGTTCGGTTATTGTCAGAAATAATAAGGTTGTATGTTTTGCGCCCGAAAAATCGCTTGACTATATGTATTTTGTAAATGCATATTCGCCGGAAAACAGTTGGGTTGAGGATTATATTGATGGAACTATGATTAATGTGTTTTATGATACTATTAAACAAACATGGGAAATTGCTACTCGCTCAACTGTTGGTGGAAACATTGTTTTTTTCAATGATGTTAAAAATTACAAGTATTTTGATAACAACAATTATTTCAAAGATTATTATAATCTTACGTTTCGCTCTATGTTTTTTGAGGCATGCAATATTTGCAATTTAGACCTTAATTGTTTGGATGAAAAGTATGTATATAGTTTTGTATTGCAGCATCCTTTTAATAGGATTGTTACACCTATTGTTACGCCTGTTATTCATCTTGTTAAAGTTTATGAAATTATTCATCCCATTAATAATGTATTAAGTGTAAATAATTTAGATCAAGTTAGTGTTAATGAAATCAATATTCAATCTCTCCTAAATTGTCCGCCATATGTGTTTCTTAATAGTAATATTAAGTTTGTAAATAAGTATCCAGTAACTAATTTTGAAGAAATAAAAGCATATTATGCTTCTGGAAACGCGGGATATAATTGTGTAGGATGTTTTTTATATAGCAAAGACGGGACACGTAGTAAAATTAGAAATGCAAGTTATGAAGAGGTCCGAAAACTGCGAGGTAATCAGCCAAAATTGCAGTTTAATTATTTATCGTTAAAGCAGGAAAATAAGGTTGGAGAATTTTTGCAATATTATCCAGAGCATACTGTTATGTTTAATAAATTTAAGTTGGCTCTTTATTATTATACAAGCAATTTATTTATGAATTACATTAGTTGTTTTATTCGCAAAGAAAAGCCATTAAAAGAATATGAGTTTGAATATAAATCGCATATGTATAAGTTACATGACAAATACAAGACTGACCTTAAACCGCATAATAAAATTATTGATAAAAAATATGTGATTGATTATGTAAATGCGTTACATCCAGCGCAGCAAATGTTTATTATTAATTATAAAAATGTTCATCTTAATCAAGGATCTCAAGCAGGAGCTTTAAAATATGATAAATCTGTTACATCCGACAATGCTTGTCCTACTAGCGTTATAAGCGAAGAAAGTTGTAACGAAGAAATGGTATGTTAGTATTGAATTTATGCTATACTTATTATATAAACAAGTTCTCTAATCTTTATAAAATAAATATATAAAAAATATTTATTTTATAAATATATAACATGATGCATCCTATGGGTTATATATGTGATAAACTGCAGTCATTTATTAAACCTTCAAATAATCAAAATCCTAATAATCAAAATTCTCCAGATTTAGGTTATAATAATTATAATAACAATACTATAAATATTAATAGATCAAAGAATGTGAGAAAAAATAACGTGCCAATATTAGATATTTCTAATGCTATTATTTCCTTAAATGATGATGACATAGAACCGCCATCATATAGAGAGGTCCGCGATGAAAGCGTTGTTTGTTATAAAAAAACAATGTTATTTAATGGATATTCAGATACTTTAATTTGGAGACCAAGAATGTAGATTGGTTATTTAGGGTCGTAACTATTACTTAGGGTCGTAACT